GATTGCGGCGGTGCAGTGGGTAGCGACGCTGGACAGTCACACGTGCGAGGTGTGTGCGGCCTACGATGGCCAGGTGTATGGCCTGATGGATGGGCCGAGACCTCCCCAGCACGTCGGATGCCGCTGTACGACGGTGCCGGTGTGCAAGTCGTGGAAGGAGTTGGGGTTTGACTTCAAGGAGATGCCGGCGAGCGAGCGGGCGGCGATGAATGGGAGGGTGGCCGACAAGGTGACGTATGGCCAGTGGCTCAAGGGCCAGAGCCGGCAGACGCAGGAGTTGGTGTTGGGTAAGGGCAAGGCGCAGTTGTTCCGCTCAGGCAAGGTGGCCATTCGGGATTTCGTGGACGACCGGGGGCGGGTACTGACGCTCAAGGAACTGGAGGCGCTCGATTGACAGGTATCCCTATCGCTGTAGGTGCGGCGGGCATGGGTTTGTGGACGTGGGCGAGGGCCGGGAGAACCGCTATCCGTGCCGGGAGTGCTATCTTCGATCGAAGGGCAGGGTCACGCAGATCGAGTGGGAGAAGCAGGCGGATCGTTGGCAGGAGCAAAAAAATGATTTTGTGCTTGCCTCTACGTAGAGGCATGTAGTAGTTTGCCGTCGAATGGATTTGTAAGGGAATAGCATGAAGCTGAAGGCAGCGTTGACGAGTGCAGAGTTCGAGGCTCTCAAGGGGCCGGAGAAGGAGTTCTACGCGGAGACCGATAGCGGCCTCTGTGTGCTGGACGTCGAGAGCGTGTCGATAGATGGCAAGGTGTTTGCCCTTGAGGATACGGCGGGGATGCGAAAGGTGATGGCCGACCTCAAGGCCAAGAACCAGAAGAAGGGCGAGCAGCTTGCGATGTTCGAGGGAATTGACCCGGAAGAGGCCAAGGCGGCCATCGCCAAGGTGAAGGACCTGGGAGATCCCGAGAATCTTGACGACAAGGTCAAGCAGCAGGTCAAGGCGATCGAAGAGCAGTACGACACCAAGTACCGCAAGCAGATGGAGTCGCTCAAGGCGGAGAACGCCAAGCTGATGGGCGAGCGAGACAAGGCGATCCAGGCTCACGGACAGAGCCATCTGGTGTCGGAGGCACGCAAGGCGTTTGCCGCGCACAAGGTGCTGGCGGACTGGCAGGATGTCATGCTCGACAAGGTGCGGGCGTGTACCAGGGTCAAGCCGGACGGGCAGGGTGGCTTCAAGATCGAGGTGGTGGACGCGGATGGAACGCCGCGGATCACGAACATGCAAAACTCCACCGACCTGATGGGTGTGGCGGAGTTGGTAGGCGAATTCAAGACGTCCCAGGCTCTTGCCGTCTGTTTTGAGGGCAGCAATGCCTCCGGGAGTGGGGCAGTTGGCCAGGGGGGACGGCCGGCGATGGGAGGTCGCCACGTCCTCAGCCAAGCGGATGCTGCGGATGCGGTAAAGTACCGCGCGGCAAAAGAGCGAGCACAGAAGGCCGGGGCAGAACTGGTCATCCAGTAGTGGGCGTCGAAGCATATTGATGAGGGACCGAGGGCTTTGGTCCCGGTAGTTGGGCAAAGCGGGCCGCTTTTGCACCAAAAGCGTGTCTGCCGGGCCGGTAGACAGTCACAAACAGTCAACCAAACAGCTACGGGGAACAAAGATGGGAAATTCTCTCGGTTACTACCAGCCGTATTTCTACGCCAACGAGGCGCTGATCCAACTGGAGAAGGCTCTTGGCATGGGGGTGCGGGTGCATCGTGGGTTCGACGAAGAGCGTCGGGCCTTCAACAAGGGCGAGTACATCAACATCCGCCGGCCGAGCACGTTCACGGCGGACGATGCGCCGTCCACGGCACAGGACGTCAAGACCGGCTCGGTCCAGATCCAGCTTGCGTACTGGCGAGAGGTCAAGTTCAAGCTCACCGACAAGGAGCTGGCCCTGTCCGAAGACTCGCTGATCGAAGAGCACATCGCGCCGGCGGCGTATGCCCTGGCGTACGATGTCGACACCAAGCTGGCGTCGCTCTACAAGGACATCCCCTGGTACGTCGATCTCAACGCGACTGTCGCCATTGACGACATCACCGACGTCTACCAGGTGCTGTTCGACAACGGCGTGCCGATGGGCAACCCGAACAACCTGCACTACATGATGGGCGGGGCGCTTCAGAACGGCTTCCAGCAGTTGACGGCCTTCAACCAGTACCAGGGAGCCGGCCCGACGGGCGTGAACACGCAGTTGAGTGGCTCGCTGGGCGTCAAGTTCGGGATGGAGTGCTTCGGCAACCAGAATGTCCAGAGCCACACGGCCGGCGTGTGCGCGGATGCGACCGGGGCGATCGACTTCGGTTCTGGCACCAAGGCCGTCTACAAGAAGGGCGCGACGATGGTCCACATCGACAGCGTCACGGACGGCGGCACCTGGAAGGCGGGCGACACGTTCGTCATCGCCGGCAACAGCCAGCGGTACGCCGTGACCGCCGATGTCACCTTCACGGGCGGCGAGGGCGACGTGTACTTCACGCCGGCCCTGGTGGATGATGTCGACGAGGACTCGGTCGTAACCGGCCGTGTGGACACCCACGTGGCGAACATGGCGTTCCACCGCAATGCGTTCGCTCTGGCGACGGCTCCGTTGAGTACGATGGGCAACGAGCTGGGGGCCAAGATCGCGACGGTCTACAACGAGAAGAACGGCCTGAGCCTGCGGAGTCGCATCTACTACGTGGGCAACAGTTCCGAGGTCCACGTCGCGCTGGACATTCTGTACGGCGTCAAAACGCTGGACCCGAACCTGGCGTGTCGTGCGTGCGGATAACCCGCCGTTCGAGTGAATTCACTGGCTATGGGGGCGCTGTGTCCCCATAGCCTTCATCGTTCTCCTGCAAGTCGAGACAAGGAGTTCTCAAATGGCAAGCATTCCCACGATTACCGTGTACGGCAAGAAGGGCGCCCTGATTATCAACGCCTGTGATCTGGAGGCGTGGAAGGCCAAGGGATACCGGACCACGCGCGAGCCCGAGCCCGAGCCCAAGAAGGTCGAGGCCCCCAAGGGCAAGTAGGGTCCATTGCTTCTGTCAGTCTATCCGCTTCGGTTGTGCAAGGAGTTTGTGCCCATGAAACGTCTGGCTTTGGTTCTTGTGTTCATCCTGGCCGCCGCGGCGCTGGCGGCGACCGTTTCGTTCCCCTCTCGTCCTTCCGGCGGGGGTCCGATCACCCGAACGGCGGTGTGGTCGTTTGATGAGACGGACATCGGCGACATGAACGTGCCGTCCGATCCGATCTATGGACACGTCCAGCGGATCGTGATTGAAGCCGAGGGGACGGAGGCGTCGTGGGACTTGGCGTTGACGGACCCGCACGGCGTCTCGCTGTTCTCGTTGACCGCCATTGCCACACCCTCCGACCCGAACAGCTACGCGATCAACTACAAGGCCGTGGACGGCAATGACTATCTGGGGGTGCCGGTGCATGGGCCGTTGACCGTAGAGCTTGCCAACGTGGCCAGCCATGGTGAGCTTCAAACCTTGACCATGTCGGCGGCGGCGACAAGCGGGACGTTCACGCTGAGTCTTGGTGACGAGACGACCACGGACCTGGCGTATGACGCTGCGACGGCGACGATCGAAGCGGCACTGGAGGCGCTGGAGGGAATCGGGACGGACGGCGTGACTGTCGGGGGCGGGACACTGGCGTCCGGGTCGGCGACGACGTTCACGTTCCGGGACACATTGCGAGATGTGGCCATGCTGGTGCCGGACTTCTCCACCTTGGGTCGCACGGCGGAAGTGCAGACGCTTACCCTGGGCGCGGCGGCGACGGCGGGAACATACACGCTCACGTACGGCGGCGAGACCACGGAGGCCATCGCGTACAACGCCAATGCGGCCACGATCAAGGCGGCGTTGGAGGCTCTTGCGACCGTGGAGGAAAACGACATTGCCGTTGGCGGGACGGTCCCGAGTGGCGGAGGGCCGACCACGTTCACGTTCCGTGCCGGACTTGGGGACGTGGCGATGCTCGCGATTGACACCACGGAGTTGACCGGCCCGGAGACTGCCGAGTTTGCCGAGACCGTCAAGGGCGTTCTGGCCACGGGATCGTTCGCCGAGACGACCGAATACGGTGCGGAACTGACGGACATCACGGTTACGGTTTATTACCTGGGCAACGGAAACTGAGAAAGGCTTGCTATGGCAACACTGCAAGAAATCTATGCAATTATCCAGCCTCAAAACCCGGTGATGGGCCGGGTCATGGCGGCGCTGGTCAAGGCGTCCTGGGCGGTGCTGGTCGAGGACGCGGGGACGGAGAACCATGCCAACCGTCTGGCCCTGGCACAGAAGGTCATTGCGGACCCAAAGCCGTTTGAGGCAAAAGTCTGGCGATTGTTCCTGTCCAACGCGACGGTCCAGGCGGTCATCGGCAACCTCTCTGGGCTGAGTGACAACGACATCCTCTACGTGGTCCAGACGGAGCAGTACAACACTCTGGCGAACATGGAGGCGGCATAATGGCCATTGCGAACAACGAGAAGCAGGTTGTGTGGTCAACGGCCAGTAGTGTTTCCGTCTCGGCGGGAGGCAATCAGACGTCCGACGCGATCACGCTCTCCACGGCCTGCTACGACGCCATGATTACCATGAAGGCGGACAACGAAGGGACTCCGGCCAAAGGTGACACGGTGGAGATCTACGCCCTGCAATCTTGTGGCGATCCGGATGGGGCGAGCAGCGCCGAGTACCCAAGTGACGCCGACGACGGCGTGTTGCTGGCGGTGCTGGACACCTACGCCAACGATCCGATGGTCAAGACGGTCTCGCTGCCGGTGGGGGCTCCGTACCTCAAGCTGTACGCCAAGAGTAATGCGTCCAGCAACGCGATCACGGTTTCGGCCTGCATCAACGAGAAGACGAGCAGCTAACGGATGAGCCTGATTCTGGCTCCAACCCGGTCGATTGTCCGGCCCAAGCCTCTGGTGGGCACGCAGATTGACCGTGGACATCCTCTCGCTCGCGGTCTCGTCGGCTGCTGGCTGATGAATGAGGGGGCGGGAAACCTCGTGGCCAATGCTGCTGGGCCACT